ACCAAGCTGGAATGTTATGCAGAGATCATGACTTCCAAGCATGGCTGGTTGAACTTGGAGAATGCCTAGAGCCAGATGAGGCCGAAGCCGCAGAGACAATCAGATTTCTGTGTGGCATAGAGAGCCGCAGCGAACTCAAGCACAACGAGAAAGCTCAGGAAGCTTGGAAGAAGCTCCTTGCAGACTTTGAGGCAAGGAACAATGACTGATATCAAAGAAGAGTTCCTCGCATCAATCATGGATAAGGTTACAGGTGACCGACAGGATGATTACGGTGACGCCGTTACCTGCCATGAGCGCATAGCCGCGCTGTGGGATATCTGGGCTAAGAACAAACAATCTAGCGAGTTCACTGCATATGACGCTGCCATGATGATGGTCATGGTGAAGATAGCCCGATGTATGCACAAGCCTACCAGAGACAATCATGAGGACATGGGCGGTTACGCTGCGTGTCTGGAACACATCAGACAAAGTGGAGAGAGTGATGGTCGGTAAACATAATCGTCCAAGAAGGATTGACGAGCCAACACAAACTTGGAACATCGTCTTCCCAGTCAGGCTCATTGAGCAAATAACTGAGGCCGCAAAGAACCAGAACGTAACATCAGCTAGTCTCGTGAGGGCAGCAGCAGAAAGCTATCTCAGCAGCGGACCCGTCGAATACAAAGACTTGTCATTGGCTGATAACATTTTTAACGTCATTCGTAGCGAGTTTACTTACCCAAAATACGCGAATGGATCGACTTTCGGGGATGTCGTTGTAGAGCGCGTAAAAACAAAGTTGGATATATGATCATGGCTGAAGTAATCTTATTCATTACCGCACTGTTCGTCACTGATAACCAAGGTTTCTTGGAAGAGGCGCAGGAACAGATAAAACAAGGGGCCGAATGGGAGTATGTCGGGCATCGATCGTTAGACCCGAAGGCCAAATCTATTTCAATGCAATGCGTAGACGGCGCAGGAAATCCGTGCGGTGAAAAATTTATTCTGTGGAAGCTAAAGAAAAGGGAGCAGTGATCCGCTCCCTTCTCTAGATTTTGCAACAAAGGGAGAAACCATCATTCTGGCTCGCCACCTTCACGCACAACGTATGGAGTTAAAATTAACCTGTCAAGGATCGTGGGGGGAAACGAAGGGGTAACCCAAGACCTATCTATAGATAAACCCCCCCTCGCCCCATTACTCACGGCTCATTCCGCAAGTGATTCTGAAGCAGCCTACTTTCGCGATCTATTTTTAGATTTTGATTTAGCCGATAAATTCTTGGCAGAATTATTTCTGGGGTTGCCGTCCTTGTGATGGACATCACGGGTGTCGTTCTTTTTTATCCTACCTGAATTTACCATCTTGCGCCTTGCTTTGTTGCGAGAGTTCCGGTTGGCCTTCTGCTTTGGCTTGCCGTGGTAGTTGGTATATTCTTTCCTGTAATTTCTTTTCATTGCTTGGACTTCCATGCTCGTGCCTTAGACATGGCTCTGTTGCCAAACCAGAAACTTATGATAGCGCTAAAAATCACACCATCAGTCTCTTCTCTCCAAGCCATGTCTATGGCTACCGTCCAATCCAAGTTCTGAACGGCAATCATAGCATATATCATGACTCCCTTTGTCGTTAGGTAGGCTAGTAGGAAGAGATAAGTGACAACAGGACGGACGCTACCGCGAAGCCCGTTGATAAATGGCCCAGCATCGATAGATCGATCATGCTCGTATAGCCCTTTCGTTTCTTCGATTTCTGCTTGGGCATCCAACTCTGCGATCTTGAGCTTAGACATCTGATCAGCGTACTTCGCTTTCGCCTCAAGCATCTTTAGCTGATGCGCGTCGGCCTGCTTCTGCTTAAATATACCGATCACCTCTGGGATGATTGACGTGCCAAACCCCAGAAGACTGCCCAATAAACTAATCATTTTTTAGCCTGCTGGTAGCTTGTCGCACCGAAGTACACCGCTACAAGGCCGCTGAGAGACATCAACGCCATGTCAAATCCCGCCACCTTCTCGTATCTGTCAGGAGCTATAATCATCGCCAGAACCATCGCACCTAAAAGTCCAAGGGCAACCCAACACATAAGACGCCTGTTGACCTGATAAGCTTTCTTGTCAGGGATGTTATCGGCTTTCACCTCAGACATTACGCATCCTTTCAACCAGCCGCTCCGCTCTGTTGGGAACCTGATTATACCAGCGACTATCCATCATTTCATCCGCCGCCCTGTTCCAATCGCCCTCATCCACCGCTGCTTTCATGTTGGCAAACTTGGAAAGACGTGGTCGGCCCATGTTGAACATCATGTTCGCTATGATTCTCTGCACTTCCTCTGGAAGATCATCGAGGTTTGGATAAAGTATTTGGCAGTCAGCGATTACTTGCTCAACGTCAACATCGAAAGCGCTACGGCATCTCTCAGTTGATACAGGCGTACCGACTTCTTGACCATACTCTGGGTCATCATCAGTCACGAGATGCCCAATGCCAAAGGTTGGATAGCCAAGATGGTCGAGATAAATCTCCTCTACCACGCCCTCATCAACCTCTATTTCCTCTCTGAGCCTGTCCATATCCATTAATCTGTCCTCCCGATAATATCACCCTTCTCTCGAATTATATCCCTCACATAGTCGTTCATCTGCGCTCTATATTCAGCGATTGTTTCGCGTTTATCATCTCCGCTCATCACAGGGTCTGCATCGACCTCTCTTATAAGACTTCTTATATCAGTTATTTTTTGCTTTATTTGTAACACCACATCTTTTGCAAGAACCAAATTACTTCTTTGAGCGTAAACTTTATCAATCTCCTCAAGTCTGCCTTGCTTTTGTAAATTATTCACAGACTTCACGAATATATCTATCTCGTTATAGATATCGTAAAAAGCCTGCACAGGCCCAGAGCCCTCTTGCTCTTGAAGGAAACGGCCTAGCACTGGGTATTGGTCTAGCCTTCTTGACGCTCTCTCTGGCATTCCCGCCGCTTCGCGCATAATTGAATCAGACGCCATAAGCGCGTAACTGCCAAGCGTTCCTGTATAACCGCGCATCAGATGGTCTATCTTCTCTGGGCTCCACTGCACGTTAAACTTATCATTCATAAATGTTGATATGTTAATTGATAATGGAGAGTTGAACGCAGGGTTAGCTAAGAACCCATAATTCCGCTCTTGCCAGTATGTTACAATCGGACGCCCTTTGAAGGCATCGTAGTTAAACATCGCCTCTGCCGCTGGCATAATAATCTGAGGCGCTTGCACTGCGAGTGTTCCAGATAGATGTCTCCAAAAGGCTGCGACATTTTCTGGCTGGTCTGTTTGGTCATGAATAGTTCTGATTATACGCTCTGGTATAACCTTGTACATAATGCCTAATTCAAATGGTATAGCGAGGCGAAGGGCAGGCACATCAGTATCAACATCCAAACCAAACCATGTTGGTGGAATGATCCAGTACATATCCCGATCCACCTCTGAGGCATTGTAGAACCACGGGTTTTCTTCTTCATCCTCACTCATATTAGCTAACGCATATGCGGCTGAGATCGCTGTCAGAGTTAATGATCTAAAGAAGAACCGCCTCTGCCTCTGCGCCCTCGACATTGTCGTTTCGGTGCCAATATTCCCCTTTGTTCCGCTGCGATAAATAACATCAAGGCCTTGGATACGGGCATTGAGGAATGGAATGGTAGCGGTCAAGAAGCGGACAATCGGGTTAGCGCCCTTGCGGCTGAAGTTAATGACCTCCAATGCTTCGATCAATGCGGCTGTTTGGTTCTCTGTCGTTTCGAGAACCTTCTCATAAACCGCCGTTCGTGTAGCGGTATCTGATGCTAAACTTACCCTATCCCAGTGGTTCCACCACGTTATGGGATTAAGCGGAGTGCGGTTTTTCTGATCATTAATGCGTTTAAACACTTTCATCGCATCAGCGTCTTGTTTGGCATCATAGCCGCCAACAATACCCGTAGCTTCCAATGCCTCTGCGACTGGACTTCTTGTTGCTGCTTTTATAAACCCTGACAATGTTCCCGGCCCCGGAATGGTCGTTACGCCAGAAGTTATCCAAGAAGACAAAGAATCTCTGAGCATATTCACGCCCATAAATCCGGGGTCTTTGGTGACAAGCTCACGCAACAGTCGGGCAGGCATAGATATTAGATCAAGGCCCGGTAGCTGGAACTCTCCACTAGCCTTCATCGCGTCAAGCAGCATCTCATCTTGGACAGTATAATGTACTGTTTTGCCGTCTATCTTGATCCCTACGATATCAGGAGACACTGCATCGCCCGGAGCATCTGTTCTACGGGCTAAATTTAACCTCTGCAAATCTCTTACAGCCCTAGACGCGACCACGTTGGTCATCGCGGCTGTAACGCCAGCATCGAAGTTACGCAAGAGATTATCTATTGGGTTGTCAATCTTTTGATTCGACTTCTGAATGCGAACCACTTGATTGGGGTTTATCTCTCGCAAGGCTTTCTGACGGCGCTCTGCGTCTTCGTATGTTGAGAACATCAGCGTATCGGCTGTATCATTCACCATAACAAAAAATACAGGCTTGCCGCCCTTTAGTTCCTTTGGCGCTTTGACGTTGTAGAGACTGTCGAACACTCGGTTATTCGCAGAGTTGTCTGGCTTAAATACTATGTTCCCCGACTTCGTCTCTTGGCTATCTCCAACCTCAAAGATTGTGCCTTCGTTATCATATAACTGCCTGTAGAATGGTAGATAGTCTGCATTCCTGCGCCATAAATCTGCTGCCTCTGACGAGATCACACCCGTGTCTCTCATCACATTTATGAAAGCATTATTCCATAACTGAAAATCTCTGTAGGCCCTAACAACCGCTGGGTTTTCCTCGCCAATCTTCAGGCCTGTTTGTATGTCTGCATCAGAGAACGTCTTCTCCCTGCCCTCTGCACTTAGTCTAAACGCTCGACGCGCAGCAGCATAGAGAGCGTACTGGGCATACAAGTTATTGTTATCTATCTCTTCGAAGATCGTAGCCAAGCCTTTGAGATCAGCAGGAGACAAGTATTCCACCGTAACTCTCTGCCCGGTCAGCGGATCAATATCAACATAGGATGTCTCTGCTTTGAGCCGCTCAAAAGCTTCTTGGTATTCTTTGCGGATATTTTCTTGTGGGGTCTTTTCTACGAGCTTCTGACTTATAGCCCCAATTAAACCACGACTTCTAATTAACGGGCCAATGGTTATGCCAGCAGATACCACACCCTTCTTTCTCTCAAGCTGTGCAATTGCACCATTGATGTTTGATTCAATCGCAATCTCAACGCCCTCTTTTTGCAACCTATCGTTGGTAGCCCTCATGCCAGCGTATCTGTCAACAACTTGAGCGCGTATTTTAGTAAGCACAGATCGTTTGGCGGGGTCTGTACGATCAAACATTCCCATAATTTTTTCGAAGAATGTCTCGCGACCTGTGAAGTTGATATTCCGATCCAAGGCTTCACGCGCTTCAGGCGTCATATTATCGCGACTTCTGCCAATGCTGTACTTCTTCTTCAGAGTGAGGATTTTCCTTTGTGTCTCCTTTCTTTGCTCTGGGTTGACAGCATTTGACATCCCCCTCTCGACAGCTTTTTGCTCCTCTTCTGAGCGCTCTGGCTTTACAGATACGGCTGGTTGCGGCACTGGCGTATCCGACTTCCCATCAGAACTGCCCACATACCCAGTCCATAGGTACGATACTGTCTTACCTGAAAGCTTCGGGTCTTGTCTGACTTGGCTGGGAGACAGCACATCTATATAGATTGGCTGGAAAATGAATACAGCAGGGTAGCCAAAATCATCTGAGCGCCACTCCATGCGGATCATTGGAGCGCCGAACGCGCTTTGTTGCTCTATGATTTTAAAGCCAGCAGCCTCTGGGTTGTTCCTGAAAGGCCAATAATTATCTAAGGCAGCAGCCGTTAGCTCTTCTAAGTTTTTATAGAGGCCATTGGTATTCTGAGCGATCTTGGCGTTGTGCTTCTTGTAATGCACTGGGCCGAAGCCGAACGTCTTTTGTCGGGCCTTACTTAACTTGTCGAACCCTGTTCGTGCTATATAAACCGCCGATCCCCTGCCATCAAAGATGATCTGGTGATCTTTTCCTAGCGGATCAGCAAGATACGCCGACAACGGCACACCATGCCGCTCGTTATAAGTGTTAAATGACTGGCGCTGATCATCTATTTTTCTTTGAAGAGAAAACTTCCCCTCAATCTCTAACCGCTCACGCCCTCTCCCCAAGGCCTGTAAATCTGAGGGTTCGACTTGCCCTTGGATGCCTTCACGCTCAATCCGCTGCGCTCTAAAGCTGCGATCAAGAGCTTCCGCTTTTCTTCTCGCGTCTGCGTCGGCTTGAGGCGAGTAAACTCCGTCTGACTTGAGTTGTTCGATGCCTTCTGTTGTTCTAATTTCATTGAAAGTTCCTAGATCAAATATAGCTAGTTGTTCAGAGGCGTTGGCAGCATATAATGCCCTCGCTGGATCGTCAATCACCATAGATGCGTCAAGAAAATAGTTGCCACTTTCGCTATCTAACCATCCTCCAGCATATATATCTTCGTTAGTAATTGCCTGAATGCGCTCTATGTTATCAATTAACTGATCAACTACGTCTTCTGTTAGTTGATCAGGCCTGACTTCAATCTCAGCCCCTTTAATTGGAGCAAATGCGAAACCTGATGGCGGCACTGTTTCGCCATCAATCGACACTGTAAATCCATCAGGATTTGATTTGATGAAGCCTAATAAGTTAGCGGCGGGAGAGGACTGTTGCTCTTTCTGGATAATGTCGAACGCTTGAGCATAATCAATATTGATATTCTCTCGCGTTCTCGTGCCTAGCGCTTTGTACAAGTCCTTTTCTGGATACCACAGGATAGCCTGCAAATCAGCGTTGGTGACGTTGTAGCCGCTTGCCTCAACCTTTTCGCGAACCTTATCTGTTATACGCCTGACTGCGCTCCTAAAGTTGCCACTAGCAGGAGAATCCTGCGGCTTCATTTGTTGACTAACAAGCCCTTCCGCTGCCTTGGCCCACTCTGGTTTTTCGTATGTCTTGGCTTGGAACTGAGCTTGGACTTCTGGAGTGCCAAATATACGGTCATGCTCTTTCCGCAATTCATCAGCTATCTCTAAAATAGTATCAATATCACCATCAATCTTCGCGTCGAATAGTTGACTGATTAAAAAGTTATTTTGTCTCTTTTCTGGGTCTGCCCTAAGACCCTCAATTAATCTGTCTGTTTGCTTCTCCACGATGTCTGGCTTGCCAATGAGCCTGCCCGTCATGCGCCCTATTGTACGCATGAACCACATATCAATAGTTACAGGAGTGAAGTTTCCGTTGAGGTTTTGATAGAACCCCTGCCCAATCTTCGGGCCAAGCAGATATGACCCATATACGAGGGTGTTTTTGTTCTCTCCAGACGGGGGAGAAAATCCAGCTTCCTCTAATTGTTTGACAGTAAACTGTTGGTCAAAAAACTCTCTCGTGCCATCTGTGCCTCGCGACTCAATCAACCCATTAAGGACCGCAAAGTTGTCTTTCATAGACTGGGCAAACTTGCCCTTTCCATAGTCTTCTGGGAACCTGCCTGTCTGCTTGTATATGTTATACACTTCGTCAGCATATCTGGCGTTGTCCATAACCGCCGTATTTTGGCTGGTCACTGAAAGCGCTGACAGGAAAAGAAACTTTGCGTCAGGATCAGTGGCAATCTCTGGATGCAGTCTAGACGCAATACGGAGCGCCTCTTGTACGCTCTTGCTGTACCAATCAGACGCATTCCCTGATGTTCTCAGGGCAGCTATAGCCTCTAACGCCAGAGCGTCTGATATCAGGCCATCTTTGCTGGTATCTGTCTCAATTTTAATAGGAGACTTGATTACTCTCTTTGCTCTCTCCTGCAAGAGCTTGGCAACATACCCTGTCGTATTACCTTTTCGAGAGGCAAAATCAGGATTGTACAGTAAATCTATAACCGACAGTCTTCGCGCTTTGCCCCTATTCGGCACCGACTTGCCACCGATATCGATGTAATCATTCTCTGGGTTACGCGCAGAGAATACGGGGTCTTTCTTATCTATTGGCTTTCGAGCTAGGGAATATTTACCCTCTAAAGCAAACTTCTCTCTACGAGTATCAGCTTGCTCCTCTTGGCTCAGTGGTCTGTTAAGCGCTCTTTGAAGAATCGCTCGTGGCACGTCCGAAGCCCTGACCCTTCGCATAATGCCATTATCATTTATAGCTTCTTGCCCAATTATCTTTTCCGCTGCTAGGTCTAATGGACTTCTTGCAAGGGCAAACCTTGGGGCATCTGGTATCTGTAGGCCCTGCCTAATATCACTTTCCGTAAGATCAGGACTGCCCTCTGCAACACTTGGCGAAACAGGGACTTCAGAACGGATGCCTGAGAATACGTCCTCTGCTCTACGGAAGTCAGAGTTCCGCATGGCACCTGAAAGGCCGCGAAAGAAATCAACAATACGATTAAAGAGGCTCAGAGGCTTCCCTGTGACTTTAGTCTCCCCAGCAGCCCAGAAGCGGAAAGCATCTGCTATCGCCTCTTCTTCTAACAGGCTCTCCTCTGGCTTTCGGCCTAACGCCTTTTCTGTGTATCTTCGCTTCACACTCGCATAAAAGGTTTCGCCTTCTCCAGCGCGACCATTGTTCTTCGCGTATTTTAGGAGAGATGCTCTGTCCTTCGCAGAGAAGACGCCCAAGCCCTCAAGAGCGTGTATGATCTCATGATTCATGACATCTTTCAGGTTATTTTTAACCTGATCGACGGTTGTTGCGCCGTTCTCAGCGAGATCAAGAGCAAGCAGAATAACGGTTTGCCCGTCATCCGTTGTTTCAATAAACCCTTCTGCTTGTTTTCCTTCAGCGGTTTTGATTGTGTCTACAATCTTAACGCCAATATTTTGATTACGAAGAGCCTTCACACGGCTCAATTCTGTCTCTACAGACTGTTGCAGGGTGTCAAGGCGGGTTGGGTCCACAGGGGCCACTGTTGACGCCTGAAGGCGATCCTTGAACCTTGTGGCAGCTTGTTCTGGAGAGAGGCGTGGACCCTCTTCGGTGACAGTCCTCTCAACCGCAATACCTTGGCCTAATCCTGCGCGGAGTATCCTATCCCTTGTTTCTGGCGGTCTTGCCTCTGCCTCTATCTCTTCCCCACGAGCAAATGGTGTTTTTCGCCCAAGGGCGGCATCTCGCGCCTCATTGTTATAAACATCTTTGGTAATCCACCGATTCTTTCTTGTGGGATGTGGCAATAGATCGCCAC